ACAGCTAGAGTTTCGTGCCGCCGCATTCTTATCACAAGATGGAGTTGCTATTGAAGAAGTATCTACTGGATTTGATGTACATGCATATACCGCTGAAGTTATTACTACCGCTGGTCAACCTACGAGTAGGCAGGATGCGAAAGCGCATACTTTTGCGCCGTTGTATGGAGCGACAGGCTTTGGAAGAACAAAGGCAGAAGCGGCATACTATGAACACTTCAATGATAAGTACCAAGGGGTCGCAGATTGGCATACCCGACTGGCTAAAGAGGCTATAAACACACGCAAGATTCGTACACCATCAGGTCGTGAGTTTTCATTTCCTGATGTTACACGGAATGCCCGTGGCAGAGTGTCGCACTTTACACAGATAAAGAATTATCCTGTGCAGTCATTCGCTACGGCAGACATTGTACCTGTGGCATTATTACACATAGATAAACTGCTTGACGGTATGCAGTCCTGTGTGGTAAATAGTGTACATGACAGCATCGTCATTGATGTTCATCCAGATGAAGAAAGGAGTGTTATCAATATCATAAAGCAGACTAATGACGATTTGCCTAATCTAATACTCATGCGGTGGGGTGTACAGTTTAATGTACCGCTGTTGCTTGAAGCAAAAATTGGTTATAATTGGCTTGACACGAAAGACGTTGCCTGATATAACTATGGTTCTTTGACACTAGTATAAGGAGTAAAAATATATGACAACATCACTAACAACGATTGACACTAACAACTTTGCTGCCATGGCACAGGCTATGGGCATGTCGGCTGATAGTGCCAATACAAAGAAACAGACTAGCACATTGGCACGATTGCGATTACAGCATTCTGCCATCCTTGGCGATGACAAGGTGCTAGTGAAGGCTGGGCAGTACAGGTTGGAAATACCAGATGGACCTACCTACTACGCTCAGTCAGTTAATCTTCGCCCATACTTGCAACGCTTCATGTATAAGCGTTTCATTAAAGGGTTTGGAGATAAGCCAAATCGTTATGTCAAGACAGTCATGGCAAACAACTTGAACATTGACTTGAAAGACAATGACGGTGGCTTTAACTGTGGCAAACCTGCTGGTTACATCGAAGACTTTAAGGCGTTACCAGAGAAGACACAGGAACTTATCAAGCAGATTAAGCGTGTTCGTGTAATGCTTGGTACAGTTGAACTCATCAACGCTACTGATGCACAAGGTAATTCTGTTGAAGTAGATGAGATGCCATTCATCTGGGAGATTGAGAACCGTGACGCATTTAAGGATGTCGGTGCAGTGTTCAACAAACTCACGAAGATGAAGCGTCTGCCTGTTCAACACCATGTGATTGGCAATACAGAGGAACGCAAGTTGCCTAATGGTAACAGTTTCTACTTGCCAGTTGTGTCACTTGATGTTACAAAGACACTTGACCTTGGTGACAAGGAACAGGATACCTTTGCTGACTTCATGGCATGGGTTGAGAACTACAACGAGTACATTATTAATGCTTGGTCAGATAAGGCAACAGAACATGATGATGTTATTGATGCTGAAATCACTGAAGGCATTATTGATGTGGAACTTGATGAGGAAGTAGCGTAATGAACCATCCTGCTGAACTGGCGTTGCATCAGTATCTTGAAGATGCGGTCAACGGCAAAACACAAATGTCTGCTGAAACGATAGAGCAAGTAGCCAACGACATCAAAGAGGCACTGCATCGTCAGTTTGGCAAGGAGAGTAAGCGCAGAGAGTTTACTCTTCGGATGTCAAACATAGGCAGACCGTCTTGTCAGTTGTGGTTTGAAAAGAATCACCCTGACAAGGCATTGCCAAAGCCTACCACATTCGTCATGAACATGATGATTGGTGATATTGTAGAGGCAGTATTCAAAGGTCTGTTAACAGAAGCAGGAGTTAAGTATGAGAACTCAGATAAAGTATCACTGGAACTACACGACACCAGTATTTCTGGAACATATGACATTGTTATTGACGGTGCTGTCGATGACATTAAGTCAGCATCTGACTGGTCATACCGTAACAAGTTTGATTCATTTGAAACACTAAAGAATGGAGACAGTTTCGGATATGTTGGTCAGCTTGCTGGCTATGCCAAGGCTTCTGGTAAAGAGGCAGGTGGTTGGTGGGTAGTCAACAAAGGTAATGGGGAGTTTAAGTATGTCCCTGCTACTGGCATTGACATTGATGCTGAACTGGACAAAGCAAAGTTTGCTAAGATTGCCTTAGAAAAGGATGAAGTACAGCGTTGCTTTGAGCCAGTTGAAGAAGTGTTCAGAGGCAAGCCTACAGGTAATAAGATATTAGGTGTAGAGTGTGGCTTCTGTTCATATAAACATGCTTGTTGGCCTAACTTGAAAGAGATGCCATCAGTCATGTCAAAAGCAAAAGACCCTAAGATTGTGTCTTATGTTGAGTTGGTAAATGATGGCAACCCACAATCATAAGGCATTTAGGGCGGCACGTAAGTATGGTTATAGGAGTGGGTTGGAGTTAAAGATATCGGAGTATCTTAACAACCTAAAAGCAAAGTATGACTACGAGAGTATCAAGATTGAGTGGGAAGACTTAGCCTACCGCACCTATACACCAGACTTCGTGTTAGACAATGGCATCATCATCGAATCTAAGGGGATGTTTACTGCCGCAGATAGACGCAAACACCTTGCAATTCAGCGGCAGCATCCTAAATTAGACATACGGTTTGTGTTTGAGAATAGCAGACGCAAGTTGCGTAAGGGTGCTAAGTCAACTTATGCTGAGTGGTGTATCAAGTATGGTTTCAGATACTATGACCGCATCATTCCAGAAGATTGGCTAAAGGAGAAAGGGAAGAACAAGCATCCAAAGTTTGTTAAATTTACAGGAACTAAAAAGCAAAGGAGTTAGCTATGACAGATGACACAGACAACCATATTCAAGACAATGATTTTTTGATTCGTATTCGCCCACAGACTGATAAGACAAATCAGTGGACAGGTGAGATTGATGTAGCCATTATTACTAATGACGACAAGCATCTGTCAGACGATGACTACTTCCAGATACTACACCTTACTAAGATGGTGGCTTGCACAATACCCATCATGGAAGTAGATGATGCAATGAGAGATGCGGTACATAATTTTGTTATGGAGTTTGAAAATGAGATGTCAGAGGAAGATATTTCTGTTGACAGTGACAGAGGAAGGGTGTTAGAAATAGACGACAATGTGGTGACATTATCATTTGGAACACGAACAAAGGGGAGTGCTTGACATGACAGATTACAAAAAGATGATTGAAGAATTTGAAGCAGAGGAAAAAGCCAAGCGAGAGCAAGCCAGAAAACAATCTGACATGGTAAATAATCCTGCACATTATAATAAGTCAGGCATCGAATGCGTTGACGCTATTGCTGCTGCAACAGGAGAGGGGTTTGAGTATTATCTACAAGGCAACATACTTAAATACCTGTGGAGATACCGCTACAAGAATGGCTCAGAAGATTTGAAGAAAGCACAGTGGTATCTTAATCGTCTAATTCAAGAAGTGGAAGGCTGCTATGATGGTGACCGTTAAGGTGTTTATGACACTGCTAATTGACGATGAAGAATATCCTATGCCAGCAGATGGCAGAGTGGATGAAGAACTTGAAGAGGCACTTGAAGAAATGATATATGATATTGATGGTGTCAGAGTAAAAACAATACGAACAGTTATGGAGAGTTACTAATGAACAATTATTTACCAACAGACTACCAAAACTTCATAGCACTTTCACGCTATGCACGATGGAAAGAAAATGAGCAAAGGCGTGAGACATGGCAGGAAACTGTGTCTCGTTACTTTGACTACATCACAAACCACCTTCGTGACAAACACAATTACAAAGTCACAAAGGACATGCGCAATGAACTAGAGCAAGCCGTACTTAATCAGGACATCATGCCAAGCATGAGGGCATTGATGACTGCTGGTCCTGCCCTAGACCGTTGCCATGTTGGTGGGTATAACTGTTCATATGTACCAGTGGATAGTCCACGTGCGTTTGACGAGACTATGTACATCCTCATGTGCGGTACTGGTGTAGGCTTCAGTGTTGAACGCCATCACGTAGAAAAACTACCTATCGTGAATGAAGACTTTCATGAGACAGACACAGTAATCAAGGTAGGCGACAGTCGTCCGGGATGGGCAAAGTCACTAAAGGAACTGATTGCTATGCTGTACACTGGACAGATTCCTAAGTGGGATGTGTCAGAGGTACGCCCTGCAGGTGCAAGGCTCAAGACATTTGGTGGTAGGGCATCAGGACCACAGCCACTTGTTGAGTTGTTTAACTTCTGCATTGAGAAATTTAAAGGTGCTGCAGGACGTAGACTGTATCCAATAGAATGCCATGACATCATGTGTAAGATTGGTGAGGTTGTAGTTGTTGGTGGTGTCAGACGAAGCGCACTCATTAGCCTGTCTAACTTGAATGATGACCAAATGCGTCATGCAAAGGCAGGACAGTGGTGGGAGAATGAAGGGCAACGTGCGCTTGCAAACAACAGCGTTGCATACAAAGAAAAGCCACAGATGGGTACGTTCATGCGTGAGTGGATGTCACTGTATGATAGTAAGTCAGGTGAGCGTGGCATCTTCAATCGTCAGTCAGCAAAGAAGCAAGCAGCTAAGAATGGTAGGCGTGATGCTGACCACGACTTTGGATGTAACCCTTGCTCTGAAATCATACTTCGTCCATACCAGTTCTGTAACTTGTCAGAGGTGGTTGTACGGGCTTCAGACACGCAACAGAGCCTGTTAAACAAGGTTCGACTAGCAACCATACTAGGCACGTTCCAAGCCACGCTGACAGACTTTAAATACCTTCGTAAGATATGGAAGAATAACACAGAGGAAGAGCGTTTATTGGGTGTGTCACTTACAGGTATCATGGATAACCTGCTTATGTCTGGTAAGTCATCGCAGTTAGGCACAAACATTGCTACTACTCTTGCGTCACTTAAAAATGAAGCAATCAAAGTGAACGCTGAGTTAAGTAAGAAGTTGGGTATCAATCAGTCTGCCGCTATTACATGCGTCAAGCCTAGTGGTACAGTGTCACAGTTAGTTGACAGTGCGTCAGGCATTCATGCTCGTCACAATCCTTACTACATTCGTACTGTTCGTGGTGATAACAAAGACCCATTGACACAGTTTATGAAAGCACAGGGTATTCCAGCAGAGCCTGATGTCATGAAGCCTGATAGCACGACAGTGTTTAGCTTTCCAATGCAATCACCTAAGACTGCAATCACACGAAATGACATGTCAGCTATTGAGCAGTTAGAGTTGTGGTTGATATATCAATTGCATTGGTGTGAACATAAACCTTCTGTCACTATCTCTGTAAAGGAACATGAGTGGATGGAAGTTGGGGCATGGGTCTATGAACACTTTGATAATGTGTCAGGAATTAGCTTCTTGCCACACAGTGAACATACATATCAGCAAGCACCTTATCAGGACATTGATGAAGAGCAATACAAAAAGTTCTTGACACAGATGCCAGATAGTGTAGACTGGAGTAAGTTACCTGAGTTTGAAAAGGAAGACACAACATCAGGTGGTAGGGAGTTGGCTTGCACAGCAGGTGTCTGTGAAGTTGTTGACTTAACGGCTGCGTAGTGATAGAGTGTAGTGGATTAGACTTGTTATGGTGGCAGTGGTGGATACTTGTAATGATTACAACCAACACTGTCATCAACTTAATTGTGTTCTTTAGACACAGGTTTAGGAGTTGACAATGGTAGGCATGATTGATATAAAAGATGTAGTTGACCACCCAGATGGTTCAGCAACTGTAATATTTGAGTGTGACGAAGAAGCAAAGAAAGCACTCATTAACGAAGGGCTTATCTCACTGCTTGAAAAGGCAGTCAGTGAGCATCATCCAGAGTACAAAGCAGAGGAAGGAGAAGAAATACAATGACAACAGAACCAAATGATATCATCACAGTTGATGATGTAGAGTATAACGTAAATGATATGACTGACCAGCAGAAGTATGCAGTCAATCAACTACGAGCATTGAACAATAAAATTCTAAATGCTCAATTTGAATTGGACCAACTACGTGCAGCACAAAATATGTTCTCACAATCGCTGACTACTTTACTGAAAACACAAGCGGAAGGAGCAGTAGAAGATGGAAAATCTGGAACCGAAGATTGAGGACAGGAAAAAGTTTGACATTGACCTTGAGTATGGTAAGGTACGTGAAAAACAAGTAGCTGATATGCTTCAAGATAAAAAGATTGAAGTGAAGAGTGAAAGAGATGTCTGGCAAAAGACAGGTAACATCGCAATTGAATACGAATGTTACGGCAAGCCTAGTGGTATTAATGCCACTGAATCGGATTACTGGTTTCATAATCTGTGTATTGGTGAGGACATCTTTGCTACCATTGTGTTTGACACAAACAGCTTAAAGCGTATCATCAACAACCTTGATTACAAACGTAGTGTATCAGGTGGGGATAACAATGCATCACGCATGTACCTGCTTAACCTACAAAAGTTGTTCTCATCAGACGTAATTAAGGCATTCAAGGAGAGTACACAGGATGAGGTTAGAACAGGAAGCTAAACAGTTTATGGAAAGGAGAGGCATGAGTACAATTACAGCGACAGAATATCAACAGAAGGCATCTGAGACTGCTATCTTTCCAAAAGAAAAAGCCCTTGAGTACATTACTCTTGGGCTGACAGGGGAAGCAGGTGAGATTGCAAATAAGGTGAAGAAACTTATTCGTGATGGGGCAGATAAAGAAACACTTGAACAGAAGAAGATTGAGATTGGATACGAGATTGGTGACGTACTTTGGTATTGCGCCATGTTAGCAAAAGAAGTAGGTATGAATTTAGGACATGTGATGGAAAACAACATTAATAAGTTGCATTCCAGAAAAGAACGTGGTACAATAAGTGGGTCTGGCGATAATCGCTAGACACACTCCTTTCTAAAAAATAGTAAATCTCCAAAAAACTAAAGGGGTGGTTTAAGTGCCACCCCTCTTTTTTATTTAACTGCAGAACCCAACTTACTTATGGCAGATGCAATATCTATTAGTTCATGATAGTCATAGGGTTTGTCTTGAGTAGGTTTACCATGAATACGATGGTATTGTTCAAGTGCTTGTCTTGTAACAGCAGGACCAAACCTAGAGTTAAAGTCAGCACGTGCCATAACATCAATGCCTTTGGTATTTCTCTTTTGTATATATGAAAACGCCCTAGATGTTTTGTACACATCCTGCTTATAATCATTTATTAAAGCAAGAATATAGTCTTTCTTTTGGTCATCTGGCAAATCTTTATAAATATCACTATTCTCAAGAACAGGTACAATGTAGTCAGTTACATATTCACCAAAGAACATATTAATTATTTGGTCAGCTTTTACATTACCTGTTTTTCTAGTGATTTGATTTCTTTTAATACCAAGTCTGTTAATTTCTTGTTCAAAGAAAGAACGTCTTTCCTGCAAAAGAATACCTGCAGCTTGTCTTGTAATAGGTGCTGTTCTACGAAGTGGTTCTTCTCTTGTCGGTGATTCATAAATATCTGCAGCTTCGTAGCCAATGGAGTTAGCTAAAATCTCTTGCATTTTAAAGTTGCCGGGAACACGAGATAATGTCCTGCGTATAATCAAGTCAGACAAGTCTTCTGTTCCTGTCTGCCTAACAATTCTTTCTGAATCTGGTGCAAGGAAAGTGTTATATAAATCCTGTCCCATAGTAAGTGGAATTGTATAGGTGCTTGCAATATTACCAACAAAATTACCTAAAATCTGGTCAATCTTTTTAGAACCAGTGGTACTTTCATAATCAGCAGGTGTAACTTGTGACAAATCTCTGATAGCACCATCAATGGCATAAATACCAAAACCTGCTTTAAACTGAGTTCCAGACAATGCTTGGAAAAATGCAGAGACACTATCAACATCACCCTGATAAGGCTTTACAGGTGCTAAATTAGGGTCTTTACCCTGCTCTTCGTATTCCTTACGTGCTTGGTCATTAGCACGTTTTGTTTTCCATAATTCACCTAGATAAAGAAACGGTGCGGCAGGAAAGAATGGACGCAGGTCAAATGTCTGACCATTTGGAAGTTTAGCTTCATACCATTTTTCACCAGCATACTCACTTTCACGAAAAGCAGTAGCACCATATAGCAATCCTGTGCCAACCATTGCTTTTGATATACGATTAGCGTTTAATACCTCACCGCTTCTGCCAGTTACTATTTTAGCAGCTGCTTCTGTTGCTGTAAGCAATGGCACATATTCAAATGTAAACTGCATAGCATTTACAATAAATCGTGGGAACGGCACAAGTGAAGTAGTTAAAAATGGTGCTTTATGCATCACATCAATAAACAATTTACCTACACCGCTTTCTGGTGTTTTCTGATAAGTAAAGTACAAAGCATCTTTGATTGCTCTGTCTAAGGCTTCTTTACCTTCCTTAGAATTAAAAGTAGAAACAAACTTGCCATCTTCTACAAGTTTAACAAGGTTAAAGTCATTTACATCTACAGCATCTTTACCTAAGTCTTTTAAATATGCTTCACGAAATACATCATCGGTTTCTACCTTACGATATAAATCATTAAGTTGTTTTTTAAGCGAGGTAACAAAGGCTGCTTTCTTAAACATGTTGTCTGATAGAGTGTTTAATGCATTTAGGTTACGAGCAGTTTTTATGCCAAACCCCTCTTGCTTTCCTGTTTTACCTGCTGCTGTCACATCCCTCAATTCACGAAAGAGTTGGTCAGCTTTATTAGCAAACCCAACCTCAAACATGGTAACGATAGCATCTGTTTGCTTTGTATTTGACATGCCTACTAATAATGCAAGTGCTTCATCGTTAGGAACAGAAACGACTCTTTCACCTTTTAAGCCACGTAAACCACGAGTAATACCAGTTTCAAGTATTTTTGATGCAGTATCTAAGCCTACTCTGGTGTACCCACTCATAAGGTTTCTAAATGTAGTAGCGGTCTGTGATGTCATAGCAGCAAGACGAACAGTATCTGCTGCTCTTACTCTATCCATAATTGTTTTACCAGCCTCGTCTGCTACCTTTTCTGTATCACGAAGAGCCTGACGAATATCCCCATTGTCTATTTTCTTTTGTATATCATCGAGTTGTTTCTTTACTGTACTTTCAATACCAAACAAATTTGTGTTAGCAGCATTAGAAACAGCACGAAAGACACGTGAAGCCTGACTGTAGTCTGCCATTGTTTTAGCAGCACGAGAGACATCTGCCATAAACATCTTGCCAAGGTCATCGTTTGTCAGGTTATACTTTTCCAAAAGTTCCTGTGCAAACTTTGTGCCAGCTAACTCATCTAAATTAGCTGTATCCATTTGCCTAATGACATCAGAAATAGCTGAAGATATTCTTTCACCTTCCATTAAACCTTTTACAGTTTTTGTTCTGGTACGCCCATTCTTATCTTTGAATGTAACTTTTCTACCTTTCTTTAGAATCTCAGTGCCTACTGCTAAAACTCTACGCACCTTGTCCCTCTGAAAAGATAATGCAAAATAAGGGTCACCCTCATCAAGTCGCGTAGAAAGAATACCTAAATTCATGGCTTCATCACGCTCCATAAGAGGTGTTTTTTCCACAAACAATCCTTTTTCTTTTGCTATTCTAGCAAACTTTTCTTCACCCTCTGCTACCGCTTGAGGGTCAAGTGCTTTTTTACCACTAATTGTTCTACCAGCTTCTATTACATCGTTCATAAGGATTTTTTTTACACCTTCTGACGTAACAATAGGGGACAATGCATCCTTTAATTCTGGTGCTTCTCTTAAAATGCTGTTTGTAATTTCGGCATCAGTATTGAAGATTGTATCTTCTGCCGCTTTATTAGCTTTTTTATTCTTCTTGTTATATGCTTCCCAACCTTTAGCCAATAACTCTTCATCTTTAGCATTTGTCAAACGAGACAAACCACCTTTAACTGCACCGGGAACCATAGCAGCAGGTAATGCACCACTTAAACCAAAAGCAAGTGCTGTTTCTGAAACGCTATAATCGTCACGGAAATTAATTTCCATTTCTGTTTTTTGTTGTGCTATGTTTTGGAGAGAACCAGCAGTACCTTCTACGGCTAAAGTGGTTTTTACAGGATTTGCTGCAGCAACACTTGCAGCACGTGTCATAAAATTCTTCTTCATAGTACCACGAAGAGTTGCTTTAACAGCTTGTTTAGCAGCTTGAGTTGCGGCATATGAACCTGCTTTAGCACCAATACCTATACCGGGAATTAAACCTATATAGGTAGATGGAGCAGTAGCAAGTCCCTCTATGTAATCAAGAGTTGCGCCGGGAGCATCAAAAGCTGGAAGTTCATTATAAGATTGGTAAAGGAGTTGGTAGTCGGAAAGTTTTTGTTTTGCTCTTTCTCTTACCTTATCAGATTGACTAGTTTCACCTGAAGCATCAGCAGCTAACCCTGACACATAATTGTAGTCAGCACCAGCCGTTAATTCATTCACATCAAATGAACGAAAGTGTTCAATGAACTCATCAATGGCTTCATCTTCAGATAAGTCATATCCTAAACGCTCTTGTGTAAAACGAACAGCAGCTTCACGAATAGCTGAATTATTTTTTAGAGCGTTATAGTTAAGAGATGAGGTTTCTAAAGAGGGCTGCGCTGCTCTCTGCAAAATGCTCATTTACATAACACCTTCTTCTGGTACTGGAGATTCAGGTAAAGATAAGAAAGGTACATAGTTTACGGTTTTTAAAGCCCTGTGGCCAGCATCCTGTCGTTTTGCTTCACTCATTAATTTGTCAAGCCATTCTTGTGGATAACCAAAGGCTACGGCATCACTATAGAAATCTTGAAATGTTTTTGTGTTTTCTTCTTTTCTTAATTCCATTTGAATAGCTTTCAAGTATTTGGAAACACCGTTGTTTGGTCCTCTAGTAGTAGTAGGATATACCTTTAACATATTTTCTACTTCTTCGCGTGTAGGTGTTCTTCTGTCTACACCAATAACTCTACCACCATCTTTTATTTCAAATTCTACTTCTCCTACATTTACAGTTTTATCTTCACCTTTTTCATCAGTAATAACAAAACTATCTTTTGTTTTGTCTACTTCAATCATTTCTGGTTCTTCTCCAGCCTGAGTTTCAGTTATTTGAACATCAGTTACAGGTGTAGGTTTCATATCTGTAGGAATAGCTTGTGATGTTTGGTCATCAACGGTAGGTACGGTTGTATCAGTAACATCTGAAGGCACAGGTACTGGTAAGTCACCAGTCGGAGTAACTGTTACAGATGGTTGTTCCACTAGTCCGTTTGCAACACCGTAAGCACGTAGACCAATATCATCAGGCATAGCAGTAATTAAGTTATTAAATGCCTGTTCTCTATTAGACAAAATAACTTGATTAGCTGCTTGATATGCTGCATATGCATCTGCGTTAACTTCCATAAGTCTACTAAGAGTAAAACCCTGTTCTAACAGCCGTTTAGAATCTATGTACGCATCAGACGTTACAATTGGATTTGCTAAAGATAAATTCTCAGCTTCTTGTCTTACAAGAGCATCAGCAGAAGCGTATTGATTTACAGTAGGAGTAAGACCAGCATCACCAACACGGCGTATTTTCTTTGCCTGTTCTTCTAACGCTAAGTAAGCAGGGCTGTTTCTATCTTCTATGCCCATCATCTGACTTTGAATGTCTTGCAACTGGTCATTTAAGGAAATACCACGTCCTGTTGAAAACAGGTTTTGTTCATTTTTCTTGTCCTTAAATGCTTGAAGATTTTCATCAGTTGGATTTGCTTTATACTTAGCCCAAGCCTGTTCTGCTTCTATCTGAAGAACATCACCTAAACCTTCATCTCCCATTGCTATCGCTCTTTCAAGCCTATCATCACGTCTGATGTTAGCAATTTGCTGTACAATGCTTTGTGCTTTTTCTGAACCGGGGTTAGAACGGTCTAACTGAAGATACAATGCTTTAGTTTGACTATCTCTACTACGACTGTTTGCGGCGGTTGAAAGCAGTGCATCAAAACCTTTTTCAGTTTTTAATATTTCTTCTTCTGATAAATTTATATCAGATAATTTGTCTTGATATAATTTTACTCTGTCATCAAAAGTAGCTGCAGTGTCAACGTCAAACTTAAATCTATCAAATGTAATATCGCCAAGTGTTACATCAGGAACTTCAATATCCATATCGTATCCAACTGCAGCGATATCAGATTCATAACGCTTTTGAATGCGTCCTGAAATGTCTACGTCACCAAAGATTGCACCGACAAGACCTGCGTCTGGCATAGCCTCTGCAGGAAGTTTGTAATCAGGCACTTTAACATTACCACCAATATATGCTTCTGCATAATCATTAATAGTTAGTGGTTTTGCTGTACCTGTAGTAACATCAGATACCTGTGCAATGTCAAAATAGTTTGATATGTTTAATCCATTATTAAATTGTGCTTCCTGCATTTTTGGAAGTAATGCTTTATACCCATCAATACCATACTTATCTAAAAGTGTAGCAGCATATTCTGTAGCACGAGGATTGTCTTTAAACAGTTTTGAACCTTGCTTAATCAAATCTTCAACTTCTTTAACTTCAGCAGCACGTTCTTCTTGTTCAGCAATAGCTTTCTTAACACGATACTCTGAAATAGTATCAATGCGCCGATTAATTCTGTCCATGTCTTCTTGCAGTGCTTTATTTGCACTTTCAGCAAGACCAGTTACAAGACCAGTACCAAATGAACCTAATCCAAGAAATGCCATTTACGCTCTCCGACTCATTAACCCACCAGTCATTTCTTCTGGTGCTTCTTCTGTATCCTCTGGTTCTTCCATTGTCATAGACATTTCTTCTTCATCACCTTCACTTTGAAGACGGTTAAGTGCCTTACTCACAAGAGAACCACGTACCTTTGTTCTATCTTTTTGCAGACCAGTTTCATATTCAATACCTGCTGTGTCAGCAATCAACATAATCATTTCAATTAGCACAGGCAATACAAGCATACCAACATCAACACTATGCTTGCCTTCCATGACACTTGCAAGCTGCATAGTATTTGCTACAGTAGTAACTGGCACACCCATTTCTAGCACATCAAGCAACTGCTCAGTCACTTCATCTGATTGTAATCTAGGAATATAATAGTCTAATGCTTCTTCGACAGTAGTAAACTGTGGCGGTGTTTGCCACGGACGACTACCCAATTCAGCAGTTAAGTTTTGACCGGGAATTGGACCATCAAGAAGTGGAGCATTAGGTTTACTAGGAATTGCCATTGTCTTTTAGTTCCTGTCGTTTAGCTTGAATTGCTTTCATATATTCCATAACACGATTAGCTGGTTGATTTAAAGCTGATGTGTTTTTAGTTGCCATACTTTTCTTTGGACCAAGAAGACCACCACGCTCAGTAACAGGTTTGGTATTTTCCTGTTCATTTTGCATAGCATTCATCATATTTTGATATATTACTGGAGCAGGATTATTTAACATAGTTAGTGTACTCCTTTTTATGTTTCTTAACAACTTTATTCATAGCAAATTTTATAACCTTTTTAAGTTTTGGTTTATTACTAATGTAAGATGCAAAAGATTCACCATATTTGCCATATAAATTGCGTAGCCAATTAGGTGCTTTATTTAACATCCAATCTCTAAATACAAGCCAATCTGTATTCTCTGGACCATAGACTTCACGTGCCACCCAACACCAACGAATCCAAGCACTACCAAGTGTGCCGATTAAATTACCAAGAGCAGAACCAGCAGCACTACTTGAAGCAGCCCTAGATGCTGCCGATGCTGCGTCAGCATCAAGGTTCGCTATTGCAAGATTGTTAAGTCTTTCTAATTCACTTTCTGCAGATTCCCATGCCCATTCCATTGTATCAGCATAGTATGTCCACAGATTGTCATAAGCGGTTTTGCTCATGTCTAGTATGGCATTTGCATTTAATTCATTAGCACGGTTAACGGCAGCAGTATCAGCCGTAGCAATCTCTCTGCGCCACACTGCATTACTCTGTGCAATAGCAAGCTGGTTTGTAGCATTAAACTGGTCACGCTGATTGTTTAGTTCAGCATTAAAGCGTTCAACTGTATTTACCTGACCTGCATTAAACTGTGCCTGTGCATTTGCCTGTGTAGCATTAAACTGTGACACTTGACTTGCCAGATTAGCAAAGAACTGATTAACCTGATTTTCACTTGTAGCATTAAACTGTGCAGCAGCATTGGTAGCAGCTTGGTCATTAAACAATGCCTGTGTACGTTGTTGTGCCTTAAACATTTCTGTCTGTTGTTTATTAGACAGGTTTTGCATATCCATCTGCAAGAAGTTCTGTGCATTTTGTACTGCTGCTTGCTGACGATTGCTTAAGTTCTGCGTATCCAACTGAGCAAGTGCAGCAGCTTCAGACATTATAAGTGCTTGCTTATTAGACAGATTGTTCAGGTTCATCGTGTTAGCAGCACGACTGTTTTCTAACTGTACCTGCTGTTCAGCAGTAAAGTTCTGATTAGCAATATCACTAATCTTTGCAGCATTAGCTACTCTTGCTTGAAATGCTTGGTCAAACTCTTGACCCATAAACTGCGCACGTTGTTGAGCAGCTAACATAGCACGTTGCTGACGGTTTGTCAAGTTCTGTTGTTCAAATGTAGCAAAAATACTTGCATCTGCCTGTGCAATAGGCAATGCGGATTCCATAGTAGCTTGTATAATAGCCTGACCAGCAAGACTGCTTGCACCTAAACCTCGTGCAGCCATCTGTGCAGTAGCATTACGCAATGCACCAGCAGCCCATGCAGGTGGGTTGTTCGCATCAAAGTTAGCAGTAAGTTGTGCTAATTGCCCTTGTACGGTAGCTTGTGTGCTTGGTGTAGCTTCAGCAGCTTGTACCTGTTCAGTAAACTGCGCAGCTTTATTAGCATCTGCAGCAGCACCACTAATCAATTCACCAGCTTGGATTTCACGCTGAACTGGATTATCAATAAGTACAGCTTGACCTTGTGCGGCAGTTACATTGCCTACACTAGATGCTGTTTGCTGTGCAGCTATAACTTCAGCACGTGGGTCTATAGTACCCTGTGCTGCTTGTGTAGATGCTAAAGCACTATCTACTGCAGGAGCAACTTGAGCAGCTTGCATTTGGGCTGCCTGTTGTTCTTGCGCAGGAACAGCCATAGCTGTACCAGCCACAGTGGTAGGCACAGAAACAGCACCAGTAACTGTGCCAGTTCTGGGGTCAATCATTTGTTCTTGAGCAAGAGGTGTAGCAGCAGCTTGTGTGACAGCACCTTCTGGCAGTGCTGGCTGATACATTTGACCAATTGTTACGTCTGCTACACTTGGTCCGGAAGGTGCAGGTGGAAGATAACCCGGAAATGTTGCAATTGGACTTCCTGCTGCTAATTCAAAAACTTTTGGTCCGTCTGCAGCAAGTCCCTGTTTTATGGTTATGCCTACATTTCGTGCAAACTGTTGAAATTCTGGTGTTAACTCATTAGCACCAAGTCCTGTAGCACCTGTATCTGCAAGAGTTATTGGACCCGTATATATTGTTTTTATGTAGTCTGTAATGGCTTGTGTTTTCTTTGTGCCAAATGGGTCATCAGAGTCGTCTTGTTTAAGTGCCTCTGTCATTGCATCAAATTTAATTTGAATGTTTGGATTTTTAAACGTACCAGTTTCCGAAAATCTTTCTACATTTTGACGATACTGCTGATATGGGTCTATTAGATTATCATTGTATATACCACCAGCAGGTAGAGATAGCCCACTTGTAAATGGAATACGACTACCCGGTACATTACCCTGTTGTTGAGCATCTGTCGTTGATGCTTTCTGTGCAGCAGATTTCCTCGCTGCCTTCTGTCGCTTCCACAGTTCGTATTGTTTGAGGTAGTTCTGTGCCCTGTCGCTTTTGAGGTCATAGCGGTTAGGCCCTACTACCAATTCCGGCACTGATTGGGAAAGGCCTAGTTCTACTTCTCGTCCACTCGCACCGGGTTTGACATAAAACTGTATACCTTCACTTTGCATATAATCAAAGTTGAGAAATCTTCTATATGGATGAACGTCATATGCGCCGCCACCAGTACCCCCTGCCGTGTTTCCACCATAAACCGTTTGACCTGCTCCAAGATACTTTCCAGCTTCGATATTGCTGGGATATACCGTATTTCCTATGCGAACATAGTCTTGAGCATCAAACCCCGGAGCTTCGGCAGTTCCGAGTTGGTCTATAAGGGTTTGAATGTACGCATCATCATATGTGTATGTTTGCTGTTGTGGAAGTTCTGTATATGGTTGTGGCAATGGTTGATATGCAGCAGGTGTGGTTGTTTGTTGTTGCATATTAGGAAGTGGTGTAACAAATGGAATAGGCGTATCATCAGCCATAGTCCTTAACTCTTGTTCCCAATTAGGATTAGCCGCCTTGTATTCACGTTCAAGTCTTTGGATTTCGGCACTACGTTCTTCTAATGTTTTATTGGGATTAAAAAAATCATAACCTTCCAGCCATGGTGCTAGACGTTGGTTCTGTGCTTGTGCAAGATTGCCCGGCCCATCTGCTATTATACGTGGGTCAGTTGTTGATGTAGGTCGTGGAAATTTATCCATAAATCTTGGGTCATAGGGCATACCAAGTACATTACCCTGTTGTTGAGCAGCCTCATATTCTGCTGCGTTAGCAAATCCTGCTCCCGGTTGACCGGGGTCATTGAACGCTACGTATCTGCCCATGTCACCGGGTTGACGAAATCCTGCTCCATATGATGACGACACGGGCTGTGCTACTTGTTCAAACTTTAATGGCCCATCAAGTGGCCCACCCATAGTAGTACCGCTAGACTTACCTACACCTTGTTGTGGTGCAGCATTTGGATTTAGTGGACTACCTACTTGATAACTACCTAAACTTTTCATATAATTATTATATGCACTTGCTTCACTAGCATAAGGAAAGTTATAGGTTTGGCCATCAATAGTGCTAGAACCTGTTACCGCTGCACCTATTTGTGGTATGTTTTTGTAATAGTCTGACTGCTTAAACTGCTCATACATAGGAGCAGATTGATAGTTTTGTTGAAAGGGTTGCCCCAATAAACCACCATCTTTTGTTACACCGCCACCCTCTTGATACTTCTTACGTACCATACCACCTTTAGCCATCTGCATAGCCTTCTGTTGGTATGTTTGCATTTGATGTTGACGCATAGGGTCTTGAGCAAGGTAATCTTGAAAGCCCTGCATATTGCCTGAATAACCCATAGCACGTGCAATCTTTTCCATGCCACTAGGTTTAAATGCTTTAAACATTGCCATTATCTATTCCCCTGCAACACTCTATCCAGCTTATCTTCCAACCTGTGAATTGCTTCCATCAATCTATCCATGTCGTCACGTAACTCTGTCTTCGTTGCGTAGTCTTCACGTGTCCTGTTCACAAGGATGGTCAGACGCTTGAGTTCGTTGCTCATGCCTACCAAGAACCACGCACCACCAGCTACGATGACACCAAGAAGCATATCAATGAGGTTGGTCATTTCCATTGCTTACCACCCCGATGGAAGTTTGCCCACAATCGGTGGCGTAATTAGGTTATCTAACTGTTGGTCAAGCATCGCCTGTAATTCAGCTTCGGTCTTGTCCAGTGATGCCAGCACCCAGCCCTTCACCTGTTCCTGTGTCAGGCTGTCAAACGCTGTGAAGCTGTCGGCATTAGCCTCGCCAACACCAGCACTGCCATATGCGCTAACAGAAAGCGGTGCGCCTTCGTCATTCGTTGCGCTGTCGTGCGTTGCTGTTAGCCGCCAGTGTACTGACTTGGCTACATCTGTTAAAGAACCCTCTGTGGGGGCTGTGTCGATTTGTGGGAAATCCCAAGTGTAGGTTGCCATAATTTACTCCTGTTAGTTGGCTTCTAATGCGGCTATGCGAGCCTCAAGTGCTGTGATTGTTGCTTGCTGTTCCTGAATGGCTTTAATGCACAGCGACACCATATTACCATACGCCAGTGCGTCTGGTTCGCCATCCTCATTGTATGTTACAAATTCTGTTAGGCCAGCATCGTGGACTTCTTCAGCAATCAAGCCGCCAAAGACTGTATCGCCATCGTTATTACCTTTGTAAGTAACAGGACGCAATGCAAGCAATTCAGTCAGGCCGTGAGTGGCATCGTTAACTGTGTTTTTATAACGCAGTGAAGATGTTGAACGTGCTATTGCTCCATTTACATCGACATTGACATTTGCAGAAGATGCGGTAGTTAGCGCATACACCCCCGCCGCAGTTAAATAGCCGTTTCCAGACCCTAGTTTTAAATATGTTGTTCCACTAATACCAGTTTCGCGGATAGTGAACGCGCCGTTATTTACAGCGTGGTCTCCGCATTGAAGCGTCCAAGTAGAACCGCCGCCAGCCGTGTTTGTTAAAGCAATACCGTACCCAGCAGAAGTATTCGTCCCGTCAGTATCTATGTTCAATTTTGCTCTTGTTGTTATGGTGGTAGAGATGCCCACGTTGCCACTGCTGTCGATGCGCATACGTTCCGAAAGTGTGCCACCGCTAACTGTTTCAAATCTAATGTCAGCGTTTGGGCTTGCGCTACCGTTAGTAATTACACCAAGTTTAATCGATGCAACTTCTTTGTCTGTGTTGCTGGCATTATTAAAAATTGAATCCAGACTTAACGCCGCCGCCCCAGCCTCACTTGTTTGGCGAACAACTAGAGCAGATGGTGAAGATGTTCCATCCTTTACCATAAACTTACCAAGAGGCGAACTCGTCCCAATGCCCACGTTGCCACTGCTGTCGATGCGCATACGAGGAACACCATTTTGATAAAAACGAGTGTCGCCAGCGTTATTATGGTCGATG